TAAACAATGTATGAATTAATAGAAAATTTCGAATTATTGCACTTCCTTACTCAAGGGAAGACGTTACCAAATAATTCTAATCAGAACTTATAATTAACAAAAATGTAAGTGAAATTAATCAAACTATACAACATTGAGCACATAACATCCAAATTGAGGAGATCAGCAAATAAATGCCTCACAATTTAGGACTATAATTTTTATGTTTTATATACATATACATAAGATGTAAAATGAACCCCAACTAGTGGGAAAAGCACCCACTGTAATATGTACCTACTTTCGTAGTTTTTGAGCAATAAGATCCACAACAGAGTCACTTAGTTTAGAGCTAGTTGACTTAGAAGGACCCATATCACTCTTGAATTCGTCAAAATCCGTGTCGCTATTATTACATATAGACAAAGATTTTGTTGCTTTACTACTAAGTTCCAATTGTGTGATTCTAGCTATAAGCTTATCTAAAAGATTAGCTTTGGCGTTCATACTCAACAAAGGTGGAACTTGTGTAATAAAGACATCTGAATCCTTTCCTGTACCACCTGTCCAACCAGTATTACCAACGACGGTAAAAACATTGGCAGCGCCAGTACCAGGCAAAGTAACATCCACACAAAGAATATAAAACGCGGCTGTAGCAGTATTGAAGATACCGCCAACAGCTGGTGTTACGTTTTGAAAGAATGTGTTGACTGGTGAGACGTTCATACCATATGTCATGTTAGGTGGAGCAGTGATAACCACACCAGTACCTATTACAACCATAAAGATCAAATAACGACCAGGTGTATGTAGAGTAAAGGTGTTTTGAGTAATGTCCAACCCAGTAATAGTAGAACCAGCCTTAACTGCTCCTTGATAATTTGTACCAAAGGGAATAAGGTTAGTGCAACTATCTACAGGGGTAGCACTAATGTGTGCAGTACGATAGAAACTGCCAATTTCCAATTTAGGTTTCATAAAACGGATGTGATAAGACACCCATAATTCACCAATAGTGGAGGCAGCTTGCATCCCAACAGTTGCTAGTTGAAATAATCCAACGTCATAAAAACGTGGATCAGCACCAGTAGGATACGTTTCTGATCGGATATACATGTTCTGTAACACATTCATGCGAGGAGCACACTCGATAGGATGAAGAGCGGAAACAGCTGGAGACGTTGATGTAGTAAACATATACGCCTCCATAGATCTTTTATCTAAAAACTCCTGATCAAGCACATCATAGTTAGTAGTCATGATGACCACACCCAAAGCTGTGTTTGTAGAGTTCAATGCAGTAGCTGATGTTGCACGATATTCATAGACTTGACCCAACAACTCATATTCCTCAAAATTAGCAGCCATTCTGCTTAAATAAGGATATTGCATTGGTAAACCAGGATTAACACTAAAGGAAGTATTTGCGAAACCAGTTGATCCCACAACATCGAAGAGAAACTCACTATGAGCAAATTCCATTGACCCATCATTGTCCCATTTGCCTGAAAAGGCAGGAGGACGACCAGATACCAAGGTATTTTGCTTAACAGTATAAGCTCCTTTTCCAAAGATGCTAGGAAACAAAGAGGTAGCAGCATTCTGCACAAAACCTCCAATAGCTCCCCCAATTTTAGATCCAATGCTTTGTGAGCCAGATCCAGAAGACTTTTGATGTTGTTTTGCAGGCTTAGGTTTGCTTTGCATAACAACAATAGGACGGACTCCACCACCTTTCTTTTGCGGCCCCTTATGTGCACGCTTCGTCTGTTTCTTTTGCGCTTTTGATTTTGTCATCGAGATTTTTAAAGGGAGCGACCCTACCTGCGCGCGGCAATCTCTGACGGCACAGCTTACTCCCACAAGAAGTCGTTCGACGCAGTGAGATAATGTTTTAACTCACTACTTCTACTCGACTCCTTACCGGAGTACAGTGCTTCAATATCATCGTCACTTGTAAACAAAGCGACAATATTTTCCCACTTTAAATCTCGTACTTCTCCAACAAGCTCATTCACGTGATGCTGTTGTAGGTAACAAAGATAAGCGTAGATAATATTACGACATTCAACATTCCAATAACTTTCAACCCGCAGGGCTGCAGCTCTTAGAAAATGCCATCGAATGTCTTGTAATGATGACGCAAGAAGCAGAGACGAGAGAACTTTATCTGTCCTAGGACGTGGATAAAATTTCCCATTTCTCTTATCCTCATGAAAGCCCATTGATAGAAAACTTACATCTTCCACTTTACGGACATCTTCACAAGGTGTATTAGTGATAATGCCAATTGGGTTCCAATGTGCTTGTACTTCAGAAGGTCTAATTCTTGGTACAGCATCATCAGAACACGTATAAGTATTGTCATCACCATTTAACACAGG